AATGTAATTAAATTATTTGAGAGGTGGATAGATCATATTAGTGGTATCACAGATACTAATTTTTATAAGAGTCCTTATACAAATCAAAGAGTAACTTATCCTACGACATATAAGAGGGATATATTTGTAACTAAATTTGAGAAGGATCAGTTCTCAGATCAATCTACTTTACCTAAAGATAGGTTAGAGTATACTTTCGTTCAAGCTTTTCCTAGAGATATTACTGCTATGCCAGTTTCATATGAGGAAAGTTCTGTTTTAAAATGTAGTGTATCATTCTCCTTCATTAGATATCTGGTAGATAAAAAGAATGATAATGTTTTAACACTCTTTTAAAATCTATAAATAAACTACACTGAATTTTTTATAAGATATTATGCCCTTACCAACCATTGCTACTCCTACTTATGAACTTGAGTTGCCATCTACAGGAAAGAAAGTTAAGTATAGACCCTTCCTAGTTAAAGAAGAAAAACTTTTAGTTTTAGCATTAGAGTCTGAAGATACAAAACAAATTACTACTGCTATCAGAGCAGTCTTGAAGAGTTGTATACAGAGTAGAGGAGTAAAGGTAGATTCTTTACCTACATTTGATATAGAATTTTTGTTCCTTAATATTAGAGGCAAGTCTGTTGGTGAGGAGTTAGAAGTTAATTTAATTTGTCCTGATGATGGTGAAACATCTGTACCAGTTACTATTAATATAGATGATATTAAAATAAGTAAATCTGAAGATCATACTAAGAAAATTCAATTAGATAAGTCTTTAATAATGGAGATGAAGTATCCATCTCTTGATGAGTTTATTAAAAATAATTTTGATTTTACTGGTGATCCAGGAATAGATCAATCATTTGATTTGATTGCTTCATGTATAGATAAAATTTATAATGAGGAGGAGGTATGGTCTACTGCTGATTGTACTAAGAAGGAAGTGAAAGAATTTTTAGAACAGATGAATAGTCTTCAGTTCAAAGGTATTGAAAAGTTCTTTACTACTATGCCTAAGTTATCTCATAGTATTAATATTACTAACCCCAAGACAAAAGTTGAAAGTACTGTAGTACTAGAAGGGTTATCGTCTTTTTTCGAGTAGCAATGGTTCATATGGACCTTGAGAATTACTATAAGATTAATTTTGCCCTATTACAGTATCATAAATATTCATTAACAGAGATTGAAAACTTAATCCCTTGGGAGAGGGACATTTATATTGGTATGCTTCAGCAACATCTTGAAGATGAAAAATTAAAGCAACAACAATCTAATGCCCGTTAAGAAAGGACTAGTTGAAGAGAATGTATCTACTGAGGTTTTAGCAGCTCTTAGTACTGCTTTTGGTCGGGAAATATCTTTTGTTGATGATTTAACTTATGCTGAATATGAAACTGAATTAAGAGAAGCAATGTTGAAAGTCCATCCTGATAGGGGTGGAGATGAAGAGACTTTTAAAATACTATCAGAAGAAAGAGATAGGATAAAGAAAAGGAATAGTGAAATAGTACCTAAGGAAAAGAAAACTACTATCAGTGGAGCTAAACTACTTCCTGGTACTACATTTCGTCCTGATGATATAAAACCTGCTGATGTAGATAAAGATACTAGTGATTCATCTACAGTAAACATAGCAGATAGATTGAATAATATTGCAGATGCATTGGGTCTTATTGGTGGTTTATTTAAATTAGAATTAAAAGCATTACAGGATAAGGAGACACAAGATCGTAAGGATAAAGCAGAGCAGGATAAGAAAGCAAGAGAATCAGAATTAGAAGCAAAGAAAGAAACTAAGAAGAAGAAAAAAAAAGATAGTGGTTTAAAACTTCCTGGAATGGGAATCTTAGGAACTTTAAAGAAATTTTTTACAAATGTAGCGTTGGGAGCAGTCTCTCTTAAGTTGATGGATTGGTTGAAAGATCCTGCTAATAGAGAGAAGATGTTAAAAGTTAGTGATTGGCTTACTAATAATGCTGGTAGTATTTTTAAAGGTTTAATTGTTCTTGCTGGATTTGATATTGCTACTAGAGTATTAGGTATAGCAATGGCAATTAGTAAGGTATTAGCTTGGTTAGGATTACTTCCTTTAGCTATTGGAGCTTTATTGTTTAGTTTGGGTAGGCTTGGTTCAAGGAGATTGCCTAAACACGCTAGAGAGGTTGTAGAAGAATTGAGATCAATGGAAGGTGGTGTTACTCCTGAGAATAGGCAGAAATTATTAGAAAAACTTAAACTTGAATTGACAGAAAAACAAGAGAAGAGGAAAGATGGATTATGGTCTCTGCCTGTTTATGATCTTATAAATTTAGGAAATGAAATTAAGGTATTGAAAGATATGATAAAGTTTTTGGAAACTGGAGTGCATTCAAGATTACCAAAACAAGAAGCAGGAGCACTGCCTGGACAGGGAACAGACGTAAAAATTAATTGGGAGGATATGTATGCTGAAGGTGGTCGTCCCCCTGTGGGTAAAGTAGTATCTGTTGGTGAAGAGGGTAGAGAATTATTTGTAGCAGATACATCAGGAACTATTATTCCTAATGATAAAAGTGAACATGTCTTTGATGGGGGAGCACTTCTTGTTGCTAAATCTAATACTATGGATAAGGTTTCTGGTATAAGTCAGAGGGTATCTAAGAAAAGAACTCCCAATTTAATAGATCTTAGAGGTGGAAAGGGATCATCTTCTAATCCTACTTTTAATACTGGAGATCAAATATCATCTGTTTCTAGTGAGGATAGTAGTAACATAGATATTTTCACTGGCAGTTTATCATATGGGTTGGTAGGTTGATATGATATTAGGATTGGCTGGAAATTTTTTAAAGTCTTTAGGTGCTAAGAAGGTTAAGTCTAGTGGTAAAAAGATGGCGAAAAATATTACAAATGAATCAGAAGGAAAAATAGATAAGAGTCAAAATCCTACTACAGTATTCCATGAAAAAAGTTCTACTGTTAAAGGAACAGATATTACTCCCTTAGAGGATATTAGAGATGATATGAAAGTATCTTCTAAGAAGAGTAAAGATCCTCTTAACTTAGCATTGGATGGTATAGATAATTCTTTGTTTGGTATTATTGATACCTTAACTAAAATTAATCTTTCGAGAAAGAAAGGTAGGATACTTTTTTTAAAACAAGAACAACAGAAAAAGAAAACTTTAAGAGAACGTATGCTTGAAGCATCTTCTGGATTTGTTAAGGGTGCTGTAGGAACAGTTAAAGCATTGACTGGCAGTGCTTGGGATAAGTTGATGAATTTTCTTACTTGGACTCTTTTAGGAGCAGTTGTTAATTATATAATAAAAAATTGGGATAGTGTAAAAGAACAAATTATTGGAATGGTTAACCAGTTGAAGGAAGTATTTGCAAAATTACAGCCATTCTTAATTATAATAAAGGATATTGTATTGTGGTTTGGAACTACAGCATGGGACTGGATTGTAAAATTAAAGAATGCAATGGGAGATGATACAGATAAGATTGAAAAAATTAAAATTTTATTAAAGGATCAAGAATCTTTAGAAAAAAAATGGAAAGGTAGTGCTGCAGATTTGGAAAAATTTATGAAAGAAATACGTGAAGCTAAAAATGAAGAGGAGGAGAATGCGGTTATGAAAAAATATATTAATTTATTTGATACTGATATGGAAGTGATAGATCCTGAAACTAATATAGTAGATCCTGAAACAGGCGAGAAATTAAAACTTAGTCAGACATTTGAATTGGATGATAAAGGAAAAGTATTGGAAGAATGGAAAGCTCTTTATTATGTTGATCAGCATGGAACTATAAGACATAAAAAGAATGATAAAGAAGCTGTTGGAGCCAGATGGATGGGATTTGGTACAGGTATGGAGTTTGAGGACATTAAAGAAGCGTTAGAAAAAAGAGAATATCCCCTAGTGCCAAACAAGAGTTCAAATTTAAATTTAGATAAAGATATATCAAGTTATAATGTAGATCTAATAAGAGCATACAGTGATGAGGATTTTAATATTCAAAGTCATATTATGTTATTTTCTGAAGATAGTGATATGAATTACTTAGGTTCTGATTATAATTTTGATATTGATTCTAATAACTTTTATAATAAGTCTCTAAATACGATAGATGCACTTTACTATTGGAAATTAGAAAATAATTAATATGTCTGAACCTATTCCACAACTTAGTGCTTCA